AAACTAAAAACAGCCGTGACTGGTAAAGTGAAACCAGGATCAAAAGCTGCCAAACGTAGAAAATCATTCTGCGCAAGATCACTAGGACAAATGAAAAAATTCCCTAAAGCAGCCAAAGATCCAAACTCTAGACTACGTCAGGCAAGAAGGAGATGGAAATGTTAAAGAAAAAAAGAACAATTAAAAAAGTAATTAAAGGTTTGAAGAAAGCCTCTAAGTTACATTCTGGTCAAGCTAAAATGTTAAAGGGAGTTATCAATGGTAAAAAAACTAAGAAAAGTAGCTAAAGCGTTAGGTAAAGCTTCAAAGCTACACAAGAAACAATCAAACATTATCAAAAAGCATATTAAGGAGATGAAACGTGGCAGATCCTAAAGTAGGCACTGGTAAAAAACCAAAAGGTTCAGGTAGGAGGTTATACACAGATGAAAATCCAAAAGATACAGTATCAATTAAATTTGCTACGCCGACGGATGCTCGCAAAACCGTGGCGAAGGTTAAAAAAATTAATAAGCCGTTTGCTAGGAAAATACAAATCCTCACAGTAGGAGAGCAAAGAGCAAAAGTTATGGGTAAGTCACAAGTGGCTTCCATATTTAAAAAAGGTAAAGATGCCATCAGAAAAACGAAGAAAGTTTAATGGTAGATCTTATAGGGTATCTGACTTAAAAGAAGGACCCTATAAGAAAAAACTAGTTAAAGGGCTGATGTCCGCAAGAAGGGACGTGGGTACAGCCTTAAAAAAGAAAGATAAGAAAATGGAGCGAAACGCACGTAATCGTGTGCATAAATTTAAAAAGAAGTTAGGAGAAAGATGAACTTAGAATCAGTAATAACAAGGCTATATAGACACATCGATAAAAGGTTAAATGATTTAACTGTGTCTGTAACATCAGGT